CTTGATGGAACTACTACAGGGATTAAAGCAACTGCCCGTGAAGCATCTCGCCTGAGAACAGAGGCAGCATTGCTTGAAGGCCAGCTAACCAAGTTGGCGAAAACTTACACAATCAGGCTTGATTTAGTTAAACGTGGCTTTGGATTTGACGAGCAAGGCAACGCATCAACTTATAAAGTTAATGGAATTACATACGACGCAGTAACAGGGCAGGCCGTTAATCCCCCTCAAACTGTTAGCCAGATAATTGAGTCACAAATTAAGCCTGTCACCACAAGCGGGGGTGGTGGCGGCGGTTCTGGTTCTGCGCCAAGGGAAAGCCAGGTGCCTGGGCTAAAGCAAGAGCTGGCAGCTAGCCAGGCACTCTTAGACATCAACAAACAGTTATTGAATGCGCAGCTTGCTGAAGACAAAGCATTAATTCAACAGTTAGAAGCAACAAAAATCCTTGTTGGGTATGAAAACGAATTAGCCGCTATTGCGTTAGAAAAAATCCCCGCTGAAGAAAAGGCAGTTAAGGGGCAAATTGCACTGACCAAAGCAATGGGTGAGCAGGCGGAATTAGCCAACACCATCAAGACCGGCGAAAAAGAAAGGCTAACTGAATTGGAGTCATTACTTACAGGCTTCGACAGGGAGGTTGCACTTTCTAAAGTCAAAGGTGATTACGCGAAGGAGTTAAAACAAATTGAATTTGACATCCTTGATTTAAGAGAACAAGGAATATTGAAAACACCCGAAGAGATTGATAGTTATAGGCAACGCGCAACAGCAGCCGCTGAAGTTACCAAGGAGTTAAGTGGCAGCCAGCAAATGCTTTCTGATGCGTATGACATCGTTTCAGGCGAGCTGACCAATTCAATTAGCGGATTGATTGACGGAACAAAAGAATGGGGCGATGTCTTAAGCGACATTGCTGGGCAACTCGGGAAGATGTTCCTTAACGCTGGGTTTAATGGCCTGGGCAGCCTCCTTGGCTTTGCTGATGGCGGACGCCCACCAATGAATCAGGTGTCGGTTGTGGGCGAGCGTGGACCTGAGCTATTTGTCCCTGATAGCCCTGGTCAGATAATGACCAATGGCCAAAGCCGGGCACAAATGGATCAATTCAGCCCCGGCAACCAAGGCCAATCCAGTGGCGGTTCTAGCCCTACTTTCAAGCTCGAAACAACTGTGATTAACGGCGTCGAATACGCAACGGTCGAGCAAGTTCAGGCCATGGGCAGAACGGCCACCAAAAACGGTGCAGCTCAAGGCCAAGCACTTACGATGAAATCATTGAAAAACAATCGATCTAGCCGTTCACAAATTGGGATTTAATTATGGCAGCCGTAAGGATTGGCAACTTATTAGAAGTCAGGAAGTACAACGACAAAAAAGATGAATGGGTTACTGACCTGCGTTTTCAAAATACCAACAACGATGGAACTGTGGGCTATGAAGGCAAGTCATGGAAGTTTCTGCCGTTTATCTACCAAGGGGCCACGCGCAGCCGGACAGGCAACAACATTGAAGCCGGCTTAATCCTTTCAACAAACCCAATCAGCATGGCTTACGCCCAGCGCGTTGTTGAGCTAAAACTGAAGGTTGTGATTTATACCTGCGTTATGAACGCAGAGTTCAATTTGGTTGATCAGTTGATTAGTAAGGACAACTGGTCAGGCACTTCTATGACCTATGACACGGAAGCTATTGAGGTCAGCCTTGCCAGCCGCGTTGATGCAATTACCTTTGGCATTCCAAATATTTACCTGAAAAAGGCAATTGTCGGCAACTTGCCCACGACGGCAAACTTGACGGCGCGATGAACCCACTCAAGTTGATTGGGATGCCTTACCGGTTAGGCGCAAGCCCTGAAAGGCATGGTGCGGCTGATTGCTTAAGCCTGTCCAGAACGATATTGGCTTGGTATGGGATCAATACCCCTGACCCTGAAAGGTCTTGGTACCGGCGTTTAAAAAACAACGATTATTCAATATTTGATGAGCAACTTGAATTATGGGGACAACAAACAAGTCAATTAGAATTAGGCGTAGTGGCCCTTAGCAAAGGCAAAGCCAATGCTTTTGGTCTCGCCACTTATTTTGCGGAGCAACCTGGGTGGATCTCATTCGTAGGGTCGGCGGTTCGATGGAGCCCCATCGAAGCATTGGAAACCGTCAAGTTTTACTGCCCAACGAAATCCAGGTATGTGAATCGTTAGGGATAACAACTGAGGAATATTTTGAATTCTTTGACCTTTTAACGCAGGCCAAAAAAGCACGGGCCGCAGAGTATGCCCACATTCCGGACGTAAGAAATGACCCGGTTTCGATCATTGTCAACATTGCCATCGGGGTTGCGTTAACTGCTGTTAGTGCACTTCTGGCGCCTAAGCCAAAATCACCAGATCAAAAGAAGCCGCCACCAGGTTTTCAAGGTGGGGACATAAAAGGACGGACCAAGTTTTCACCGCTGCGTCAATTTGACAGCGTTCAGGACTTGGCTGTGCTGGGCACTGTGGTGCCGTTGATTTACACCCGTTGGGAAAAGGACCACGGCGGGGTACGGGCTGAGAGCCAGTTGTTGTGGTCGCAGATGCGTAACCGCAAAACGTACCAGTCGCTGAAAGCGATCATGCTATTTAGTGCTGGCAAAATCGAGAAACGGCCTGATTTTGATAGCTACGCATTTGGCTCTCAAAAAATTGGTGGTTATGGCGCAAGCAAAGCGGAAATCATTTTCATGCCGGGCGGTCTTAACCAAGGGCCAGCCCAGTACAACACCGAATTTCAATACCCCGAGGGCACATACCTAGAACTGCCTGACAGCCCGTCGAACATGTTCGACACTTACTACCCAAAGAAAGACAAGGCCCTGCCGATTTTTTGCGGCACCAACATGCCAACGACTAGCACCGTGTTTGGTGCTTACTCGCCTATGGCAAATGGAACAGCTTATCGGTACCCGTTCGACGCACCTGGCAAGGGTGATGGGGAATCAGAGGATCAAAAATTGCAGATTGCCGCAAAACGTGGCAAAACAATTGGAGGGTTTTTTCATCGTGAGTCGTTTATTCGTGACACACAAGATGGCACATACGAATATATTTTGACTGAAAAAGAATCTGGGTATTGCTACCTGACTAGCAGAAAAGACGATCGAAGTGTTGGCTTAAATAATGATAACTATTGGACAGACAATGGGCAATTAAAAGTTGTTGAGCTTGTTCGTACTGGCCTCGATTGGTCTGAATTCTCAGGTAATTATGGAAGCGCAATTACAGCCATTGATTCAGGCCGCGTTGATGCAGACTCGGCCATTGATGTAGGTGATTTATTTTTGCTTGGTGATTTTGTTGTTCGATGCGTTGCTGCATCATCCGGTAAGCCATGGGAAGTTATAGACAACGAGAGAGACGAGAAGGTTTATAAGCTTGAATATGTTGAAGAGTATGGCCGCAGTCCTTACTCAGATCGAGACGATGACAAGTACCGGGTCTCTGCTTACCGCCCTGGCGGTGCCAACGACCGCGAGATTTTTCGCACTGACGCCACCTATCCATTGCAGCGCATTGCCTTAGGGGCAATTGCCACGACGCGGCCTGTTGACATGGTTGAGATTGGCCTGAAGTCCACTGTTTGGCGCCAAATCAATGGTTACCCGAACACCACGCAGTTCCGTGGCTATGGGCAGGTGAACCGTGCCGCAAAAGATGGTTCAACTTTTAACCTTGGTACGATTACTAAGTACAGCCAAAGGGCGTCATTCTTTCGAGTTGAATGCCGGGAACAGGGCACAAGCGGTGCGTGGACTGATGTTTCGCCGGGTACGCCTTTTGTTGTCTTTGGGCAAACCCCGCAAGGCACATATAACATGCTTCGCATTCAGCACATCGAACGTGGTGAGTATGAATATCGTTTCCTGCCAATTTGTGGAAACATATTTTCTCGTCTGGGGCGGCATGGTGAACCTAAAGATATGTATTACAACGTGATGATGGAAGAACGCCCATGGACCAATGCAAATGAAGACGCAAAACGAACTGATCGATTCTTTGTTTCATTCAGGGGTGAGCGTAGAAAATTAACCGAGGAAATGATTAATACTTCTGAATGGGTAATGGGAATTGAGGATAGTTTTAACTATGATTACAACCAAAATCCGGCAGTTGTAATTAATGATTTTTATACTTATGAAGCAGAAGATAGCAGCCACCGCAACGGGCCAGAGCATGAAATTGTCTGGGTCAACGAGTTTGTAGATAACGCGGATAGCTGGTACAAAAACCCCAAACAGCATTACGACCAATTGGCGTATGCCGGAATTGTTTTGGCGTCGTCTAGGGAATACAGCAATTTTTCAGAACTGTCGGCTTACTTCAAGCGCGGCATTGAAATCAATCGCTTGACCAAAGCCCGTGGCGGTAAAGACGATGAGCAACTGACATTCCAAGATATTGATCGGCGTGGGTCAAGCAACTTGTTGCCTGAAATTGCTTATGACCTGCTGAGTGACAAGCGACGTGGCGCAGGCGAGATGGTGGGACGGCAAGACGTTCACGAAGGCAAAATGCGTGAGGCTGCCAGATTCTGCGAAGCCAATGGTTTTTATTGGGACGGCGTGATTCCAAGTGCAATCAACTTGCGGGAATGGATTTTTGAGCAAGCCAGTTATTGCATGTTGGATTTCACAATTATTGGCGGCATGTTTGCCTTAGTGCCGGCCGTTCCTTACAACAAGGATTACACAATTAATTTCAGCGCCAATATCACTGATGGCACGCTGCAGCCTGTGGGGCTGTGGACTGATGGCAATATGCGGAACTACCAAGTGACGTTCCTAGACCCTGAAGAGCGACAGTCTTTTGTTGCTGAGGTCAAATACAGGGTTGAGGAACAGAACGGTTTTCCTAATGAGCAATCATTGCGGGTCCGCCTGTCTGAGATTGACCCAATCGGGGGCAACGTCGGCACGTTTAATGATCCTGTCGAAGTGTTTGACCTTACCCAGTTCTGTACGACCCGCGAGCACGCCCTGAACTTTGCTAAATACGCGCTGCGAACAAGGCAACATGTTGATCATGCAATTCGTTTTGAGACAACCCCAGATTGTGCAGCGGCTGCAGCTCCTGGCGATTACATCCGGGTCGCGTCTGAAATAACGCATCACTACAACAACGGTGGCCGCTTTGCTGTTGGTTCAATTGATGCCGATGGCTATGTGCAAGCGGTCGCGCCAGGCTCTGGAACGTTTGACGAGGAGATTTACTACTGGCGCCCAGGGTATGGGTCCGTTCGGGTTGGGACCATGCGAATGCGTGATGGCAAGGTCGAAAATCCCAGTATGTACAACTGCGTCATTTCCAAAAAGCCAAGAGAAGGCGTTGAACCCCGCCTTTATAAAGTCGAAAGTATTTCCTACACAGACGAGGGGATGGTTGATATTGCCGCCACCTTCGCGCCTACTAATCCTTTCGGCCAATTAAAGGTTTTACAATGGGATGACGATGCGTTTGTGATCGAGGAATAATGGCCGGTGTCCCGTTCCCAAATATTCAGCCAACGACGCGGGAATATACGCCGGGCGTTGTGCCTGAGTCGCTATTTCAAAGCCAGAACGGTGCTGTAACGACGGTCAGGTTTGGCAACAGGGTGGCTGATTCTTATTTGCGGATGACGTTTCAAAATATTGATGACGAGCAAGCGTTCGAGATTTTTCAGCATTACCAAGAATCAGGAGCGATAGATGTCAACGGCAATCGAAACCACAGCACCTTCCCGCGAGACAGCAACATCGGCTCAGCTTTGGCTGGTATCAAAGGCGATGGGCTGCAACGAGTAATGGGCGAAGTACCAGGCTTTCGTAAATACAACTTTGATTCGCCTCCAGTCATTACTAGCGTTTTCCCTGGCCGCAGCTCTGTCACTGTGGAGTTAAGGGGAACAATCCAGGGCGTTTAGAATTGAGCTAACGCAAATGTGTCATGGGTTTTTACAGCGGAAATTCGGGCAAAATTCAATTTGCTAAACAACCTGCGGGTAACGCTGACCCAAGCTGGAAAGACGATTTACCCATAAAGATTACGCAGTGGACAATGAATAGCAGTGTTCAACTGCTGGACACAACGACGCTGGGTGACTGGGACAAAACAAGTGAATACGGCTTGCGCACACACGCAGGCACGTTGAAGATGTTTTATTACTCCGACGAAAACCAAAGCTCACCCATTAACAGTGCAGCGTCTTGGTTTATTGGGGCGTTAACGATGGCTGCAACGCAGGGCGGTCGTGGGGATCAAGGGCTTACGGCTTTCCCTGATCAAGGAGACTACCAACAAAGCAAGTCGCCTATACCGTTGCGGCTAAAACTTTATTTGCGTTCGGCTGGGTCGTCGTCGCAGGATTTTGTCAGTTTTAATGCGCGGCTTACTTCTGTTGGTTACGCCTCAACAGTAAATGAGGTCACCAGTGTTGATGTTCAGTTTGAAGCTACTGGCCAGATCCTTGTTGGTAATCAGTAATGGCCGTTTACCTTGGCGATGAAGGCAGAATTCTGCTGAGACGAAGTGCTAGCAAATTCCCCGCTGAGTTAGACCTGCAAAATTCAGACATCAACCCTGAAAAGCGGCGGTTCAGCATTGGCGACGCTTACCGCCAATTTATTACTGGCGATCGCATTGAAATTTCTACGACCCCACAACAAGACGAAATCCCGTTGCTGTTGGTGCCGGGCAATGTAAATCCTGACGGTGTCCCAATGCCAAGCGCAGCGGGCTACGTGCATGTTGACCCAATGGGTGGCTTGCGCCTTTACAAGGATTTGGGGGATGCCCTGATTGGCCAATTGGATGATGCAATTGTTTTAGGTGAGCTGGCTACAACCTCTCAGTCCGTGGAGGTAAAGGTTATTTCTCGGGATGATGAAAACTGTCTAGGCCATGTGTCCAGCTTTTCCATCACGACCGCACGGGAAAACATTGACCTGACGTGTTTAAGCCAGAATTACCGTCAAAGCTACGAAAATGGTTTGATTGAAGGGCAGGGAAAAATTAGCTGCTTTTGGGATTACGCCAATCTCTGCGAAGAATTTGACAGCGGCGAAATGGAGTTTGCTGAATACTTGGCGCAGCTTTGCCTTCGGGTTGTGCAGGGTTCCGACTTCCATGGTTTTTTCTTCCTGCACTACGGCGGCAGTTCCAAAAATTTCACCCGAAGCGTTTGGTATGAATGCGCAGATTGTGTGATCACAAATGTGGCGGTGACAGTCGAACCCACCCAGGTGGTGACGGCTGAAATCGATTTCGTGACGTCTGGTCAAATTGAACTGCGGCAAGGGTTTATCCCACGATTCCTGCTGAAGGAAGATGACGATTATCTGCTCAACGAAAATGGGAACAAAATCCAACTGGAGAATTCGGCAGATTAGAATTGGCCTACTAGCCCAAGTTTGATTACAACGCATGGCTGATTTAAAAATTTCAGACTTGCGGCCGATTACTGATGTTGAACTCGACAGCATTGATGATCTGCCGGTTGCGGACTTATCAGCAAGCGAGACCCGCAAAATTTCTGCGTTAAACCTGGCAAAAGCTGCCATCCGGCTAACGCCAGACGGGTCGATCCCATATTCAAAGCTGGATTCTGGAACGCTAAATATTCCAGACGGCAGCGTTACGACAGACGACCTGGCCAACGGGGCCGTAACCAATGAAAAGCTGGCTAGTAGTGATGTTGTAGAAACAGCCCAGATTATCGATGGGGCAGTCACCAATCAGAAGCTGGCAACAAGTTCGGTGGATACACCGCAGCTTGTAGATGGGTCCGTGACCAATGCAAAGCTTGCACTTACTGATGTTGTTTCTACCCAGCAGATAATTGATGGCGCGGTTACTAAAGAAAAATTAGACGCAAACGCTTTTAACAAAGGCATTGAGAAAGATGCCGCTTCAGGCTTTGTTGGCCATACAAACGCTGGGATAGCGCCCGGCACTGCGGCCGGGATTGAATATGACGAATACGGCCACATCATTGCGGTAGGCGGCGGTATTAGCCCTGATGATCTCCCCATTGCAACGCAAACTACCGCAGGCATTGTTTCTGTCCCTGTTGGTAGCGGGTTAGATATTGCCGGCGATGGCGCATTGACGCTACCAAGCCTGTTGACCGGAGGCACTAGCACCAAGGTCACT